ACCCATAATTGATGTGCAAAGGTAGTAGAAGGTGCTGATGCACCGCTATTGACTGTTACTATAGCAGATAAAGCATTGTTTAAATCTGCTCTAAAATCTGCCCCTGATTGGTTTGCTAAGTTGTAATCGTGTTGTGCCATATTAAATCTCTGTGTTTTATTAGTTTACTATTACCATGTGCTTATCGCTACCCTCTTCCATGTGTTTGTTGCGATGCATACATAGATATAGTTTGCATCCCATTGTATTTCACCTGTTGTGCCAGTAGCAGTAGCTGATGCTGGTGTGCCATTAGATACTCTACCTAACTCTTCACCGCTATAATGTAAAGCATTGCCTACTCTATATAGCCTATCAGTTGTTGATGGTGGTGTGTATGAGCTAAATTCTATAGCACCATTGCCAATATCAAAAATGCCCTGACCAGTAAAACCATCAACAAATTGGACTGGGTCAAAAAAAGCAACGCTACCAGCATCTACAATAAATCCATCTTGAAACTCAACTTCATTAGTAAAATTAACCTTGTTTGTAAAATTAACATAATTACCTGTTTTGCCTGATACAGTTCCATAGGTTTCAACTGTTGACATGGTAACTCCATTCATTTCTACTTCAGTGGTTTTTACTGGGTCATCTGCAATGGTGAAAGTACCTGTAGTTGGGTCTGATTCAACTTTTAAGCCATTAATTGAAGTTATGGAATAATTATAATTTGTGCCTTTAGGTATAAAAGATAAATCTGCTGTATTAGTATCAACTATCTTACTCATTACATTATTAGAAGAACTATCAGTAACATCTACTCTAAATTCTTTTACTGGAAAGTCTGTTGGTGCATCCCAAGATAATGTCGGTCTACCTATTGATGATGCATTAGTATCAGTAAAGGCGACATTAGATGGTGCTTTAACAGCATTTGCATTTGGTATATTTAATGGGTCAGTTGTTGGTTCTTGTGTTGGTACTTCCCATGTATAAACATCTAAATACTCAATCATAGAAACACTTACCAAACCATTTGATTGTAATTCAAGTGCTTCAATTCTAAACAGCTTAGAACTAAAACCTAAACCCGCATAAGTTAAATCAACAATATCTCCTACATTTAATTTATACATTTCAGGAGTTCCTAAAAACTGTACTGTAGTTTGATTTCTACTTCTACCCAATATAGCCTTTGCCATATTACTAGCTATATAAGGGTCTGTTACATAAGGAAACTCTGCTTTAATTTCTAATATCTCACCATCGTCAGAATAGTAATTAGGTGTGGCATCGTGAAATTCTGTTACTGTATCTAATTCATATTTTAAGTTTGCATTAAAAAACTCTACGATAACTTTGTTTGCTTTCTTGTCTTTATTACCATAATCAACTGATACACCTGATTCAGCAATAATATGGTCATCAGTAATGCTAAATGTAGAACTACCAGTATCTTCTATTTGTAATTCGTATTTGCCATTAATATAAGTAAAGATACCTCTCATATTAGCAAGAAGCTCTTTAGCATTATCCATAACATTTTTATTAGTATCTACATAACCATTACAATGAAATCTTTTTACTTGTGTAAATATAGAACCACCCTCATCGTCATAATCATCGTCTATATCTTCATCAATAATAATACAGTTATCTCTAGTACCATCATAAAATTCGTCACTTTTCCATGCATTAATATTTTCTTGTGCAATTATAGTTGTACCTAAAGAATCTTTTACACTTATAACTTCATCGACCTTGTTTTGAAAGGCATCATCATATAATTGTATGCAAAGATTTCTTGTATTAGCAGCAGCAGAGAAAGTTACATTTTGATAGCTACTGCCATAAAAGGGTTGATTCTGTAATGCATCACATTTATCAGCAGCAGTTTCAAATGTTGTCATGTTTATATCTGCTGTTGCCAAACCTTTACCATACTCATCATTTTGTATGTAATCTAAAAAACATAATGCAGCATTACTAGACCATGCAGTAGTGTCGCTTCTAGGGTCATATACTTTTTTACCTTTTACTTGTACTGTTAATTGTGGAACACCTCTAAACATTCCATGTTTATCATAGCGATAAAAAGCTGCAATATATGCTATGCCATTTAGTTTATGATTAGTTGACCATTGTTCAGGTATAGATGCTCTAAGCATAGGGTCTGCTGTTTGACTGGTTGCACCATGATGCAAGTTAAGAACATAGTCATATCTTTTAGTTGGGTCAGGATAAAAACCACCTTCATTGTCTCCTGAATGATTTCTGTCTCCTGCTGACTGATTGGCTGAGTTTAAAGAATAATTACCTGATGTAATTTTATCAGTACCAACATAACCACCATTTCTAAATTGTTTAGGGTCAGTTAATGGGTTTCCATCTAATTCAATCGTGTATTGTAGTATATCTTCTACTTCACCAACCGATAATGCATAGACTACATATAAATCTTTTGAATGATTAGCTTTAGTATCAAGATATACAATTTGTGCACCTACCCTTCTAGTTCCATAAATGACTGGTATCTTGCCACCAGCAGCAGTTTTGTTAGCCATTATGTCTTGACCTTTAGCTAACATTTGTCGTGCTTGTAAAAATCCTTTAACACCTACCGCTAAAGTTACTGCTGAAAATACATAACTAATTTTCTGTAAAGTATCTGCTGCTTTCCATGCTTTAACTATAGCCGAACCTATTTTTGCAAAGAATTCAAACATTTATGAACCCCACCTTACATTAGGTTTTGTTTGTGTACAGTATTCTAAACCCCTATCATTAGCATAAACTGATTGCTGTGATTCATCTGAATAATGTCTACCTTTTGTTAAATTCCAATTCGCCCAATGACTAGCTACTGTCATAGTTAAAATAGAATTTTCTATATTTTCTTGTATAGCTACATTTCTAATGTTGCCAGTAAAATAATTAACCGCACCTACTATATCTTCATTAGCATCAAAATAAGCTAAATATATTTCTACTTTTTTATTGTTGAAAGAACCATCTTGTACCAATGACCTAACTTGGTCAGTTACATTTGAAAAGCCTAAATTTATTTCATTTACTTCTAATTGACCCGTTTCTGTTGTTGAATCTACAGATAAATAAGAACCACCAGCTTCATAAGATTCTGAGTTATAAGTAACATCCCTATAAAAATCTGTAAGTCTTATTACTGTAGATAAATTTAATTCTACTAAAAAAGCTATCTTAGTTTGTTGTGCTGATACTTGTGTTTGTAATCCTGCTGATAAACTTCTTGGCATTACTCAATAACCTCTCTAACATCAAATGAAATACTGTAAAAACCATTAGCATCTGTTGAATACATTATTTCATCATTTTCAAGATAAACCTTAAAAAGAGGTTTATTAACAGTTACAGCTTCATTATCCGCTAGAGCAGATACTAAGTTAGGCAAGATATTAACAGTTGCAGCACCACCTGATGCAGTTACTTCATCTTGCACCATATATACTTTTGAATGACTTGCAAATTGTATTAAATCACCTGCTCTTAATGCATGATTGGTATGCGAGAAACCATCCATAGGTATTGCACTTGTTCCAACTGTTTGTGCACCATTTACTAATATATCAGTTTCAGTATGGCTTACGCCTTTATTATCTAAAGGTGCAGTTATGTCAAAGTTTTCATATCCACCTTTTTGTTTAGATAAAAATGCAAATATTTCTTGTGCTTTTAATTGGTCAACTGGTGGCATTTGAACTGTAAATGAAAAGTATTGTGCACCTATTTGTCTTGCTGATTTTTTGCCTGATAGTGTTTGGTTTAACAATATAGGTCTGTTGTCTTTAAATTGTAAAGCTCTAAAATTTGGGTCTGTTGGAAAAGTTCCTGACATTATACTATCCCCATTTTGCCTTGATTATTCATGGCATTGTTTATTATTTGTGTTATTAATCCTTTTCTTGATGCAAGTAATTGGTCAAATCCTGCTGCATCAACTGTTGATATGTTGAAGTTTACTGTAGCACCACCGCCAACTGATTGACCTTTTGTGTGATCTACAACAGTTTCATTTGGATGAACCATAGCCATAAAACCACCTTTACCATCTAAACCACCAGCTCTTACACCCATTCCTGTATAACCACCACCATCATAATCATCATTAGGGTCAAGCAAACTTGATAAGTTTTTGTTAGCGTTTAAAGTTCCAGTATTGCCTTTTACAATATCGCCAACATTAAATATATCATCTATATATGACCTAAATGGGTCAATTAGCTTTGCTATAATTACTTGTTGTATTGCCACCCTTATCAACTGCTCCACAACATAAGTTGCAAAATCTTTAAATGCTAGTTTTCCAGTTTTAAGACCATCAACAATAGAATCTTCAAATTTCTTCATAGAATTGACTGCAATAGTATCTAGTGATTTTTCTGTGTCTTTTAATTGTTGCTTAAACATATCTATAGGACTTTGTATGTTTGTTAAACTTTTACCAATATTGCCTGTTGATGTTGCCAAACCATTATTTGAATCAGTTAAATCATCTTGAGAGCCAATTAACTCATCAATATTTGTTTTATATTTCCTTACACCATCTGCTGTTACTTTTGCTTCTTTGCCATAACTGGTTGTACTACCCTCTAAGTCTTTCATGGCTTTATTATTAAAAATAATGGTATATGCCATGTCATTCATTTCTTTTGTAAAATCACCTAATTTTGCAGGTAACTTCATTAAAATATTTCTTATAAGACTTAAAAATGAATTTTCTACCTCAATTAATTTAATTTTTACATCATTAACAAAAGCAGCTACCTCATCTCTAAATATTCCAAACTTTTCTATGCCAACAGCAACAAATTCAATAATAGCTTTAGCAATTTTTGCACCTAATTTGTCCATACCACCAGCATCATCTACAATTTGTTGTATCTTTTCGGCTATAAATTTTTGCATATTTTCAAATAC